ATGCTCTGCTCGGTAAGCTGTCTGACGACAAGGTTCTCCGCAACCTGTTGTTTGACGAGCCTATCCCCGGTAAGCGTTCTGAAATGCGTTACCGTCTGGAAAGCGAGTTGTTCCGTTCAGGCTTCAGTGCTGAAGAGGTTTTGGTTCTCGTATGGGATGCTCCGTGCTGCAAGTATAAGCAGGAAGGTCGCCCGCAAGAACAGTTGTGGAAAGAAATTCTCAACGCTGAAGTTGACCCTGAGAATCAGCCTCCCGTTGATGACGGTAAAGTTGTGGAACCCTCACCTGATGGTGACAAACTTATGTCAGTCATTGAAACGATTGAGCCAGCCAACTTCCTGTCTGATGCGGAACGCGCTATGCTCCCGGTCACATTCATTGACAAGTATGAGGCATGGGCAACTAAGCACACCACAAGCCCAGCTAAGTATCACCGTATGGCTGCGCTCATTTTAATGTCTACAGTGTACGCAGAGTTCGGACATATCCCGTTCGAGTTTGAGCAGACAAACCTTGCTATCTGGGTCATGTCTCTCGGTAACACAACGGTTGACCGTAAGACGACTGCGCTCAAATATATGACAGGTATCTTGGAGTCTTTGGAGACACCCGATTACTCGTATGATATTGGGTCTGACGTTACACAGCAGGGTTTGAACAAACTATTGTCAGAACGCGCCCACCAGTCTTCGCTGCTTCATGCTGACGAAATTCAGGACGTGTTCAGGGAAGTGTTTAGTCAGGGATATCTGACAGGTCTAGTCGGTTATTGGACTCAGCTTTACTCTGGTAAGTCTCGTGGTACTCTCCGCAGTACAGGTGACAAGCAGGTTATCAAGTCTGTGACAGTTAACTTTCAAATGTATCTGACAGGTATTGTCACGCATGTTGCTGAAGCTCTGACTGTCAAGCACTTCGAGTCGGGATTCCTTACACGATTCCTGTACACCCTCGTTGAGCCTCGCCCGTATGAACCGCACAATGACCCGCTCAACCAGTCTCCCGCGATCAATGCAGGGTACGTTGACCCGGTACGTGAGTCGTTGGTGAAACATCTGGCTGTGAACCGCAACTTCTGGGACATGCGTGGTACACGTGAGCAGACAGTACCTATCCGGTTCGATGATGCAGCGCTGAAACGTCTGAACCTGTTTAGTGTGCAGATCAAGCAGATGATTATGACCAGTTCACGTTTCGAAACTCTTAAAGGCCCGATTGAACGTCTTGTCATTAGTGTGGCAAAAACGTCAGCCCTGTTTGCTATGGATGACCAGAAAAATATCATCGGCTTAGAGCATGTGTTGGCTGCAATTGATCTTGCCGAAGAATGGTACGATGACCTGCAAAAAATAGCGGCAATGATCAGTGAATCTTCGTGGCAGTCTGACCTCAACAAGTTGGAGCAGTTCATTGTTGTTAAGGGCGGTAAGGTCAGCTACGAAATGGCTTACAAACAGTTCACAGATAAGCGCCCTAAAGAGTTTCTTGAAATGGCTGATGGTCTGGAAGATATGGGAAGAATCATCCAGCGACGTACAGGTAACAAAATAACTTTGGAGATAAATTACAATGGCGAATAACATTAACTACGTGGTGGCAATGAATGAGGCTAAGTATTTGTACACACACAGCGTCTACATGGACAGACAGCAACGCTACGAGGCTGTCATTTCTTTGTCAGAATGGGAGTTGTTTAGTGTAGGGCAGTTAGCACAGATCAGCGGATTGTCAACCAGTACCTTGTATGGTATGGACGTGAAGCTTCCATCCAAAGGTTCAGGAAGATTCAACCCACAATCGCTTGACACCTTGTTGCAGTTGCGACTAAACTTTAACAACAAACTACCTCTCAACAAAGTGTTGCTTCAAGCAGCAGTTGACGATGGTAACAGCAGACGTGTAATCAGTAAGCTGACCGGCCTTGGCCTGTCCACTATTGCGAGGAAATTAAATGTCAATCAAAGTACTAATCTACTCGGAGCAGCCTCTTAATCGTGATGCTTACGAAATTGTAGAGCAGGTACTACAGGACTACCCGCCGAATACGTTTGTGTTTACTGATGTAACAGCTATAGCTAATGGCGCAATTAATAACGCGGGTACAGGGCAGAATATGATCATCCTTGGGTCATGCCCATTTAAGTTTACTAAAGCTATCCGCACGTATAGTGTGGCGCAGTTGTGTACGAAAGCTAATGCTGCGAGTGTTCTTAAAGCAGCGTTGAACCAGTTGTATCTGCCTCAGAAAACCCGCCCTGCCAGCGCGTTTGTTAACAGCAGTATCAATCGTTTTGACTTTGATAAGCCAATTGCTGTTGACATTGAAACGGCAGGTGACCTTGCAACTGAGACACCTGAGCAGGTCAAGATTTTGAGTATCGCTTTTTATCAGGATGGTAACTGGGATATCTGGGACATGCGTGGCGTACCATACTTCGCTGACTGGCGCAAGGATATCTTGCGGAAAATCCAATACCCTATTTGGCATAACGGTAAGTTCGATACACGTGTGATCGAAGCACAAACAGGTGTGCGTATGCCTAACTACTTCGACACCATGTTGGCTCACCACGTGTTGAACATGGCGGCAGGACTGCACGCTTTAAAGCCTTTGTGCAAGATGTATCTCGGTGCACCCGAATGGGAAGCTGATCTCAGTAAGTACCTGAAAAACAAGGCGCACTACGAGAACGTGCCAGCAGATATCTTGAATGAATACAACCTGTGGGACGTGTATTGGACGTATGAATTGTGGCAGTATTTGGAGCCGCTAATTCTTGCCGACGAGGAAGCTAGCAAAGCGTTCATGCTTGAAATGGCTGCAAGCGAATTCCTGTTGGACGTTGAACAGTTCGGGTTCGCCATTGACGTACCGTATGCACAGCAGTTAGCTAAGCAAATGGAGTTGGAAGCGATACAGCTACACACTGAGCTAAGCTTTTTGACACGTACTGTTCAATTAAAGAATCCTAAAGCGGGTTTCAATCCGTCTTCGTGGCAGCAGGTTCAAACTGTACTGTCAACCTTTATGGGTGGCGTGTACGCGGCCAGCACAGATGAAAAGAGTTTGCTGAACGTGAAGAAAGCTTGGCACCACAACCAACTGATTGTTGATTTCATTGATAAGCTGCTTGAATACCGTAAGACAGTCAAAGCGTTGAACACATATGTCAAGGGCGCTCTGTCGGCTGAAGTTAACGGACGTGTGCACACTACGTTTAAGATTCACGGCACGTCTACAGGCCGTCTGTCAAGCGCACAGCCTAACATTCAGAACATTCCGCGAGACAAAAAGTTTAGGAGCATTTATGTGGGGTAAATTTAAGATCGAATCCAACCAAATTAATGTCTCATATCAGGGTTTTGGTATTGCTAAGCGCTATGAGGATGCGCTAAAGTTAGCTATGACCCCAGAGGTTCACGACAACCGTTCTACTGTGATCGGTTTCGCAATCCCAGACCTACCAGACGAGCAGGAAGACCCGGACGATGACGAATGAGTGGGAGCTTAACTACAAGCTAGCCCTACTACGCGCTGCTGGCGTTGACGTTTCGCGTATCGCAAACATCGACATAGATTCTGTTGACTTTACAATTACAGGATATGACGAGTGGCAGTCGGGCTGCGAAACGTGCGGTGGTTCTTCCGCTGAGATTGACGTTTATTTACAGTGGATAGAGAACAACAAGATGAAAAACTTTTATGTCAGCGGTGAAGCGCTGGTTGCAGATTTTGTTAGGAGAGTGTTGGCACCGTGAGTGAGCCTACAGAGCTTGAAACGTTTTTGTTTGAAGAGGTTCAGCGTCAGAAGAAACGTATTAAGCGACTCGAAAAGAAGGCACGTGTCGCTAACGCTAACGTCGAAGTGTACCGGAATTACGCTGCGGATACGTTGCTGTATGTTAATAGTTTGCAGAATGTCCCTAAGCACATGGAGCAGGAAATTCTTCAGGCAGAAAAATATTTAACTAGCGCTTTGAGTAGGCTTAGCCACGTTAGTAGTAGGGTTGTGACTTACAACACTACTAGAGGGACAATAAATATACCTTCCATGCCCTTACCACCCAATTTTGCGCGGGACATGAAGAAACGTCTAGCGCTGGCACCTAAGCCTAAGAAAACTAAGCCAACACAAACAGTAAGCGAGAATGATCTAAACGGATGACGTTACTACAGGTTGACTTGTCACAAGCGGAGCTACGTTGTATGGCTGCGCTGTCTGATGACCCTTGGATGCTTGCTGCGCTGCGTGAGGGTGCGGGAGATTACTTCGACACCTACATGATGCCGGTATGTTTCCCGAGCATTAACATGTCAAACATCACAGCGATTGAGAAAAAAGAGTTCCGCGTACAGGTGAAGACCGTTGTGTATGGACTCGCGTTTGATCGTGGTGACAGGGCTATTGGTTTCGAGTTGGGTATCAGCCAGCGGGAAGCACGCACTATCATTGACAACTATTTGTCAACAGCTAACAAGTTCGCGCAATGGCGTGAAGATGTGAAAGAGGCTGCTGTCAACCCGCTGAAGCGTGACCTGTTGGTGTCCCCGTTTGGTCGTAGGTTTCAGTCTGAAGTGGTAACACACGTCAACATGGCTGCGATCAAGCGGGAGGCACTAGCATTTCTCCCACAGGCTACGAGTTCTGACATTTGTTTGGTAACCGCTATCCGTGTGCATGACTGGATTAAGTCACAAGGCGCACACATTGTTGCCCTTGTGCATGACGCTATCCTTGTGGAAATACCAGAAAAACATCCCCCAACGGCACAAAAACTTGCGGATAAGATAGGTAAGCATATACAATCAGAATTCAGAATTACAGGTGAAGCTGTGTTCGGTGACAAAGTACCGTTCTTATCAGAATATAGTTTCGCGCGGAGTTGGGGAGATTTAAAGTGAGCGATAAGATCGAACCCGGTGACCGTGTGTTGTGGTCTTACGAAGGTAAATGGTCTGGCGTGGATTCGTCATGGATTTATTCTGCCACTTACGTAGGTGTAAGACCTAACGGAAAGCGCGAAGTAGCAGATGTAAAGTTGCACTCTTTTGAATCAGTTGATGGATTTAACAAAACATTGAGAATTCCTAAAGAAAACGTAGAAATAAGTGATGACGCAGAACTGAGGTTATTTAATGAGTAGAGTACCAGATCGTATTGCGATTGGTGATCGTGTGGTGTTCAGCTTCACGCTGAATGAGCGTGGTGTCGTTGCTGAGACTATTATGAGCGGTACTGTCATTGGTTTTCAGGGCACGCATCCTCTTGAAGCTAAGCTTGTTGACATTAAAATGCACTCTATGGAGAGTGTCATGGGTACACCTGTGCCGATTGCGTTCCCTAATCAGGCGAGTGTGTTTGTCACAGAGCTACGTGCAATGAAGAATGCGGGGTTTGCGAAGTGAGTATCAAAGCTATAGAGCTTAACGGCATGTATGTGGGTCGGAAGGCTAAAATTTCTTGGAGAACCAACCGCAAAAATGGTGTGTTCAAAGAGATTTACGTGAAGATAGAGTACGTGTATCACTATAGTAGTGGTGAAATTGGACTCACTAACAAGTGGTGGCACGATAGTTTCTACGGTAAATATCTTTACCAGACTTTCGGCGAAAACGGTATCCCGTTCTTCATTCCTTACTACGCTGATGTGGAGCTACTAGATGACTAGTTTGCTCTCATTTGACCCCGGAGGTACTACCGGCTGGTCGCTGTCCGTATACTATGACGACGCGCCGCTAACATTTTTTGATGGTGGTCAGATACCTGATGGTGTTGACGGTTTCGTGGAGTGGTGGAATACTTACACTTACACACAAACTGGTCGTGGAGTTGAAGGATTCGATATTAGTTACAGCCCACTAGATTTTGACGTTATTGTGTCCGAATCGTTTGTGCTTGACGGTAGAACCAAATTTCCTGACGTGACTCCACTACGCATAGAAGGCGCTCTAACGGCCTTAGCGGGTACGGGTAGGGTGGTCTACCAAAGGAACGTTAAAAAGGCTCTAGTGCCCGATTCTGAGCTAAAGAGACTAGGTTTCTGGGTGCCCGGTAACCGTCACCAAAACGATGCTCGCATTCACGCTCTGGCGTATGCTAAGATGAACCATTTACCGACACAACAAGCATACTGGGGAGAATAAATTGGGCGCACTACGAGTAGATGTTGCGCTGTCTAATGACAGCGGCGATTCTATTAAACCTATTTCAACGATGTACATTTGGCGTACTGAAGCTGTCGCAGAAGATGGTTGGGCTGAATACTATGTCACACGCCAGCCCCCAGATTACGTTGAGATTATAACAGACAGCACGATGGATGGGTCTGTGTACAATCAGATCATTGTAGATAAACACGCGAAGTTTAAGCACAGGTACGATGACGGAGCCGAAATATGTACGGCAAGGGCTATCCTTGCACTAGAGGAAGCAGGATTGAATGTCTAACATGGATTTACCAACCGAATTGGGAGCTTTAGTTTTAGGCAATAAGTCCAACCTGCCCTTCATTCTTGAAGAACATGGATGGGTGTGGATGGATGAAGCCCGAACAAAGGTTTCTCGTGAGTCATTAGTTGAGTTAGAGAAAGACGGTTGGACGTGGATTAATTCTTACAATTATTTGCCAGAACCTGAGAGTGATGCGATTAACCCGAAGCATTACACGCATTTCAAAGGGCTAGAGGTCATTGACCTTGCGGAGCAGTTGAATTATAATCGCGGAAACGTAGTCAAATACGTTGCTCGCGCTGGCGTGAAAAATGTTGACACTGAAATGGAAGATTTAGAGAAAGCGAAATGGTACATTGAGCGGGAGATTGAGCGCATCCGTAGCGGGGCCGAGAACTAAAAACAAGTGCCACTACTGCGGCTCACGCAACCGTAAGCTGACACGTGACCACATTGTGCCTAAAGCTCGTGGTGGGCAAAACGCTACTTTCAACTACGTCCGTGCCTGTGAGCTATGCAACAACGGTAAAGGAAGCATGTGGCCTGTCTGCAACTGTGAGACATGCAGAATTTCGGTAGCACTACACGCAATGATTGGAGTGACAGAAGATGGAATCAGAGACACCTATGGAATCTTTGAAGGCAGAATTAGACGTGTATCAACGTCCAGTGACTGACATTAATCTGTCAGAAAATGAACGAGCCTTCGAAGTTCTGAAAGGTAACACGTTTGGCATCCTAGATTCAGACGGCACACTGGAAGAGAAAATGATTCGCCTAGTCAACCTGTTGCCTATGGCATTTCATGTGATGGATGAAGCGCGCAGCACAATAGCGCGACTAAGGGACGAGTTGGATGATGCCCGAGAGATATAAGCGGAAGCAACCTTGTGGTTACTGCATCGGCAATGATCACGAGCATTGTAACAAAGAGTTGACCAGAGAATCAGATCAGGCCGTGCTTGTGTGTGGCTGTAAGGAGTGTAACCATGATAGCAATGGAACTTGACGGTAGACACATCGGTAAGAACGTTCGCATTACTTACCGTAAGTCTGTGAAGTCAAAGAATGACACAGTTGTTGAAGTTAAAGTTCAATACGTGCACCATACACGGACAAGGGTTGACTTGAAACGTTCGCGCTGGGTTTATTCAAATAAACTAGGTTATGGAAGCTATGCAGGAGGCGTTATAGTTCCCACACTAGCCGAAGTAGAAGTTCTTGACTGAAGCGTGGTGGCAGGAAGAAACACTACCGGGAACGCTGTTACATGATATGCGTAGGCTCGCTATGGCGTGGACTAGAGTTCTGGCGGTAATTCATCGGTGTCTTCCCCGAAGAGTGAGGAATCTAAGGCACGATATAATAGCATCCAAATAGATTTGTCAGGATGATGTGCCACGACAAAGACTTCATTGTCAATTGTAATTCTATAGTCAATCATGCCGGTGATCGGGTCTGTACCAATGGGGACAGCTTCGAAATACCCGGCATTTTTGTTTGCCACACGCGCCGTAAACCATACCGGCTGCATACTGTTGTCTTCGTTCAAAGTCAAGTCCTTAGATAGATTGTTACCTACTTGTTACATTCTAGTCTCTTTGGCATTAAAAAGCAAAAACCCCCAGACTGTCCGTAGCTTTCGCATGGGAACTGCTGGGGGTCTTAGTATCTATGGCTGGGCTTGAACCAGCGACCTCGTTCTTATCAGGAACGCGCTCTAACCAACTGAGCTACACAGATAAAGTCTCGCTAGAAGGATTCGAACCCTCGGCGCACACGGTAGAAACGTGTCGTTCTGTCCCCTGAACTATAGCGAGTTGTATTTAATTGTCAAGAGGCGGCACCGAGAATCGAACTCGGATGCGCGGGGTTGCAATCCGCTGCCTAGCCATTCAGCCAAACCGCCGTAGCCTGTGCGGGACTTGAACCCAGCTTATCACGTATTTATAAGATACGCCGCGTTACCAGTTTGCGTTACAGGCAGTACCCCATGATGGATTCGAACCATCGTTCCACTGATTAAGAGTCAGTTGCAGTAGACCACTGTGCTAATGAGGCATGATATTTAATTGTCAAGCTCCCCACCGTGGATTCGAACCACGACCTACGAGTTCCAAAGGCTCGCGTGCTGCCGTTACACCAACGGGGAATGGGCGTTTTTATGGCTGGAAACCAGTCACCACATGGGAGGGACGCTCACCCTTGCTCCCCACCCTAGATTCGAACTAAGACGAACAGATTCAGAATCTGTGATGCTGCCATTACATTAGCGGGGATTAAACCAGACAGGATTTTATATCACGTGTTCAACCCTGCCCAGCCGTGCCCCATCTGGGATTCGAACCCAGAATCACTCCTTCGTAGGGAGTCAGTTTATCCGTTAGCTTAACGGGGCATGTATTTAGTTTTCAAGCTGGGATAGCAGGACTCGAACCTACAACCTCGAAATTAACAGTTTCTTGCGCTGCCATTGCGCCATATCCCATTGTGTACTGCGTGATTCCTATAGGATTCGAACCTATGACCGATTGCGTGTAAAGCAACTACTCTGACCAGACTGAGTTAAGGAACCGGAGAGCCTTTAGAGGGAATTGAACCCCCGACCAAGTATTTACAAGATACCCGTTCTACCACTGAACTATAAAGGCATGATATTAAATTGTCAAGAGGGACTACAGGGAATCGAACCCTGATCTAATGCTTGGAAGGCGCTCATACTAGCCATTGTACTACAGTCCCGTACCCCCCGAGAATTTCGAAATCTCAACCCACGGATTAAAAGTCCGTTGCTCTTCCTTTGAGCTAGAGAGGCTTGTGTTGCTATTTAATTGTCAAGCGGATGATACAGGGCTCGAACCTGTGTGGGGTTTCCCCGCTACTTGTTTAGCAAACAAGCCTCTTTACCATTTGAGTAATCATCCATACGCGGTTGGGAGGGGGGTCGAACCCCTACGCGGTTTCCCGCAGTTTGTTTTCAAGACAAGTGCCGCCGCCACCTATCGGCTGGCCCAACCATGTTTAGTTATAAAAATAGCCTACCACGTTTCCGTAGCAGGCTGCAAGTGTTCTGAGAAAACTTTACCGCAGCCTGAAGACACAGCGATTAATGCCTGTGACTCTTGACTGCGATTTCGTGAACATCATATCTCCATTATACACTAAAGAGTTGGTAGTTGTCTACATATCCATATGTAGTCTAACGGGGTAACAGCCCGCTGTGCGGTTTACACTAACTTTCTCTAACTGGGAGTCGAACCCATTCTTCACGATTATGAGTCGTGCGTGCTGCCGCAACACTCTTAGATACTTTTACTACCAGTAGCCCTGAGGGGATTCGAACCCCTATATCCGTAGAAACTGGAACCTAAATCCAGCGCGTCAACCAGTTGCGCCACAGAGCCGTACATCTTATGGGAGTCGAACCCACATACCCTTTCGGGCGGTTGATTTTAAGTCAACTGTGTATACCATTCCACCAAAGATGCTTGTTATTTAATTGTCAAGTGGCACCCCTCAGATTCGAACTGAGAACCCTTGGCTTTTCAGACCAATGCTCTGCCGGTTGAGCTAAAGCGCCTCTTGGAAGTTTTATACAGACCTTGGGTGACTACTGCGCTGATCTTCCAACAGCCGTGGTGCGTGAGAGATTCGAACTCCCGTATGCAAAGCAATCTGATTTACAGTCAGACCCCGTTAGCCGCTTGGGTAACGCACCGATTATTCAATTATACTACTGACATGACTCACATTGCAAGGCTTCCATTGGGTCAATGGGGCAAGCAAAACCATCTACGTTATCTACTCTATCGTTATCCACTTATACTCCTACTAATTAAAATAGAGCACAGGTGCTTGTGCTCTACCGTACTCCGTGTGGGATTCGAACCCACGTTCACTCGGGGTGAAAACCCGGTATCCTTACCGCTAGACCAACGGAGCGTAGCCCACGAGGGAATCGAACCCTCGCAACAAGTCTGAGAAACTTGTGTTCTACCACTAAACCAGTGGGCCAAAAAACCTACAGATCAGTGATCGGTAGGTCTGTGCGACTCTAGGGGGAAATCGAACCCCCACCTACTGCTCGACAGGCAGTTGTGTTGACCTTTACACTATAGAGCCATGTATTGAATTATAAAGTGGGGTGGATGACGGGTACTGCCCCCGCTACGAACTGTTCCACAAACAGTCGCCTCGCTTTTCGGCCTCAAACACCATACGTCGGAATAGAGAGATTCGAACTCCCGACTTCATGCTCCCAAAGCGTGCCGCATACCTCTTGCGTATATTCCGTTGCTTGCTATTAAATTGTCATTGGTTGCGGAGGCGGGATTCGAACCCGCGATCTTAAGTTTATGAGACTCACGAGATAACCTAGCTTCTCTACCCCGCACCGGACTTGCGTGGAACATACAGGAATTGCACCCGCGACCTGTTGCTTGCAAAGCAACTGCTCTACTAATTGAGCTAATGTCCCGTACCTACTAGATTAACTCTAGCAGACATTTGTTAAATTGTATAGCCC